GAGGCTCGGCAGGGTCAGGACGTAGAAGTGATGTCCAGCCTGGAAATACGTCATCCCGTAGGCGTCCGACACGGTGCCGACGCGAAGCACTTCCTCGATGGCGTGTGTCGAGATACGCGCGGGCTGATAGCCTTCGGCGCGGTACACGATCCGATCATCGCCCAGCCAGAATACGGAGTTGTCCATCTTGGCGGGGCTGCGACGGGCCGCGCATCCACGCTCCAGCAAGGCGCCCGGCACGCGCTCGAAGGGAAAAGGCGACGCGCCGGTATTGGCCCACACCTCGACGGTTTGCGTGCCGAACAGCCACACCTCGCGATGATCGACCAGCACGCGGAGCAGGCCGTCCGGGCTCGACTCGGCACTGGCAAGGTCCAGCGCATCCCACGAGGCGAAGTCCAACAAGCCGGAAATCTGGAACTGCCCGGAGTCGTCGTTGACGGTGCCGACCGCATAGCCGTCGATGTAGGCGATGCTGGACAGGCCCGCGCTGGGATAGCCCGCCGCCGTGACCTTGGTGACGGTCGTTCCCACAATCACGAACAAGTCAGGAACCACCAACAAGCCAATTTGGCCGCCGTTGTTGATTAGCGTCGCCTCGCCCGTGGGCGGGATTAAATCGCCGCTGCAGGCCGTCGTGGTGCCGTCCGATTCCACGCGATAGAGGATCGTGCCGCTGAGAATGTAGGCTATGCTCTGAGCTTCTAGGCCCGCGCGGATCGTGTCGCCGCCGATGGTGCGCCATGCCTTCTGGCCGGGCGTGCCGTACAGCACGACCTTGGTCCGGCTTCCCTCTGCGGTGGACGCCGCGTACAGGTTCACGACGCGAGCCGCGTTGACCGGGCGGGAACGCTGCTGGGCAAAACCTAGGGCGAGAGGGCCGCGCATCAGCGTTGCCCTAATTTACCAGCAGACTTTTTATTTCTGCGCGAAAAGTCTGCATGAAATACTAAGTCTGCGACAATTCTCTGCATGAATTATCCTTGCGAGAACGAGAAGCGACCAAACCGGCGAGGCCGCAGCGCAAGCTCGGGAGCCGACGTAATTGGCACGTAGTAGTAGGCTTGCAGGGCCGTCATGGCGCGCTGGATTGCCAACTGGTCATCCGGGCTCAGGGCTACGCCGTAGGTCCCGGCAAGCTCGCGCTGCAGCATCAGGCCGACATTGCGCAACTGCCCATCCGGCACGTTTACGACGGTATCGAGCGAGGCGAGATCGGTGTGCGCGTAGCGGATGCCCTCGCTTTCAAAGCCCGCCAGAAGGTCGTTCAACTTGCGCAGTCCGTAATTGCCCTGCGTGTCGGTCATGGCCTCCTGGTCCGCCACAATACCCAAGTCCTGCATGGCGTAGGTAATCACGTCGCGTGCGGTTCGGCTGCTCATGATCCGCTCCTGATGCCCTGTCGGACGTGAAGGCGCCCCGTCACCACCACGAGGCCGGATGACGTGACCGCCTGGTGCAGGAAGTCGCCCTCAAGCTGGTATGTGTCGTCATAGGTCAGGGCGACCGTGAACGAGCCCGCCGCAGCCGAGACAATGGTGGTGGTCTTGGTCAGCGTCGGCGTCTCGCGCGCCGGGTCCCACGGCGGTTGTCCAACGCGCCACTGTACCGTGAGGCCGGACAGGCTCTGCACCGCGTTGTCGGGGTCGCGGGCGTACATGGGAAGCGTGCGCGTCTCGCCCGCCACGATGTCAAAGTTTTGGACGTTAGGCATGGGCTCGCACCACCTTCAGGCCGCGCATGTTGAGCGCCATCAGAAGCTCAACGGCGGTTGGCTCGTACAGGGGCCGCGTCGGCGCAAGGACCGCGTGCAAGGCGTCTTTGATGGCGTTGAGGCGTTCTTCCGCCTCGGTCTTGTCGCGCATCGTGTCGGTCATGCGGCCTCCTTGCGCGGCCTTCCGGGGCGGCGCTTCTCGGCAAGGTCGGCCATCGTCTCCGCGCCCATTTCCCGCGCGACGGTCACGAAGTCCGGCGTGTCGCTCCAGCCGTCCGGCACATCATCGGCGCACATGAACACCCGGCTCTCGCCGTTCGGCCCGTAGCGATAGGACGGCCAAGCCTGATGGACGTAAACGGCAGCCGGTCCAGGTGCCTTGATGGCCTCGCGGCGCCGCACCGTGTCCATTGCGTTGTATATCGCGGCCACAATCGCCTGCGGGCTCATGCGCGCCCGGTTGATGCGCTCATACGTGGCGATGCCCGCCTCTGTCATGGCGTTGCTAACTGTCATGCGGCGATCCTCATGTAATGGCGAGCGGCCCTGTACGCGCTTAGGTACACGGCATCCGGCTCACGCTCTGGCAAAGCCTTTGCAATTTCGATGGCTCCCGGCCGGCCCAGCTTGTCGCGCGCTTCCCAACTATCGAGGATGGCGCGGAGGCGGCCCAAAGGCAGGGTAATTCCAAGGTCGCGGCGGATTTGCTCGGCAAGCAGGACACGTTCGCCGCGCGTCGCGACGTAGAAGTCCCACCAGAAGCCCATGTCGCGCAGGCGCGGGTTGAACCGGCCCGGCTTGCTGGCAATGGTGATCGGCAGAATGGGCAGATACTCGCCCGTCACGAAAGACCACGTCTCAGCGTAGGCCGTATCCGCAAACCAGAACGGGAAGCGGTCATCGATCATCTTGCCGCCGATGAGGTCGATCCATTCCCGCGAGCCGCCCAGCACCGTGGGCTGTCCGGGGTTGGCGGTATCGTGGAGCGCAAAGGCCAGAAGCTCGCGCGGGAACCGGCCTTCGGTCGCCAGCATGGCGAGGCACTCGTCCCAAAGTGGCGTAGCAATGAAACCGTCGTCGGCTAGGGCAATGACGAAATCGGCGTCCACAACCGGAATGCAGCGGTTCCACACCTCTGCCACGCCAGCGGGTCGCGGGCCGGCAATAATGCGAGTCCCCGGATAGCCCCGGAAATACTGGACCGTGGCCGCGTCGTCGGCGTCGCATGACACGGTGACGGACACGTCGTGATTGTTGCTCGCCAAGGCGCGCGCTGTCTCAACCACCGCCGCCGCACGGCGTGGGTTGCCTCGCGTGCCGATGATGAGGCCGATCTTCACGCGGCCTCCTTCAACTGCGAGCGCATCCAAAAGCCCCAATTGCCGACATAGACACGGCCATCGGAGGCGACGTGCCGGAAGTCCATTTCGGCAAAGGCCATGATGGGAATACCAGCCTCACGGACGAGACGGCAGAACTCCACGTCTTCGCCCCAGAACACATTCCCACGCACCGCCGTCTGGAAGTACGCGCCGACCTGCCCATCAGGGCTGGTGAACTCGGGCACCGTGAGCGCCTCGAAAACCGCGCGGTTGATCCGGAGGAAGCCGGTCGGCACGACGCCGCACTCTATTAGCCCGTCGCTATCGGCCCAAATCTGCTCATGGGCGACCATCACAGGCCATTCAGGCGGGACCACCTTCTTGGGGTAGATGCCCGCCACAACGGGCCGCGTAGCCTCGCACAAGCGCACAAGGCTCTCGGGATCGAAGCCAACGTCGGCGTCGATGAAGATGAAGTCCGTGGCCGTTCCCCGGAGGAAATTGCCCGTCAAAATGTTGCGCGCGAGGTCCACATAACAGCAGCCGCGAAGCACATCGACGGCCTCGACCTGGATGCCCTTGGCGTCAAGCGCGAGAATGCCAGCGGCAACCGACCGCTGGCTTTCATCGGTGAAGGCGTCATAAGCCGGCACGGCGATACGCACGCTCCGTGCCGGCTCAACGCGCATACTAATTTGAGCCTTTAATAAGGCCCAGCGAGACGAGCGCACTGCGAAGCTCGTTCGCCAGCGCGCCGACCTGCGTGGTCGTGGCGCCAGTGGTAACAGCCGCCTGCGTCGTGGACGACGGCTGAACAACCGTCGTCACGCCGTAGAAGCTGATCTTGTCGGTAGCGTCCTGCCCCATGGTCGTGCCATCGGTGCGGGCGTCGGTGAGGTCGCGAACTGCCATGATGATTCTCCTAGCTTAGATGTTTCCACACTTTGCCGCGTCGAATGTCGCTGACGTGGGAAGTGCTGACACTGTAACGCCGGGCCAGAACAACGCCGTCTTCGGCGCTGGCTCGGATTGCTTGAATAATCTCAGGCGAGAGACGGGCATTGCCGTGTTTCTCGCCGCGCGACAGGCCCCAACGATGGCGGCCCTTGCTGATCTTGTCGTCGCTGTTGATCTGGTAATCACCAAGGAAGAGATGAGCCGGGTTAACGCAAGCCGGGTTGTCGCATCGATGGCAGACAAACTGATCGGGAGAAATCACCCCGAACAACTCTCGCCAGACAATACGATGAACGAGACGCGGCGTGCCCTCGACATTGATCATGCCGTAGCCCGTTTGATTCTTTGCGCCCGTCCAGCCTTTCCATAAGAGGCAAGCCATGAAATTGCGCTTGCCTCTCAGCGACTGGGTTCCCGTACTTGCGCAGCCTTGCGTAGTGCGCGGCGCACATCCCGGAGCCCATAACTTTCTTCTCGCATTCCTTGATGCAGCAAACGGCCACGGCCGATACCTCTCTGTTCCATTCGGACCAAGGAAGTATACTAGCCATGACCATTCACCTCAATAGAATGCAGGAAAATCAGGTGGTTCCGGACAGTCTCGTCGCCAAATCCGGATAGATTGCTTTAACTCCGTAAAGCACATCGAGCCTGATCTTGTCCTCATCCATTTCGCCGTCGTAGTACTTGATAACGCGCATGCTAAAACCGTTCTGGCTTTCGCGAGCCTTGAACACCGCACCGTCCGGCATTTCCAGATCGGCCATCACGAGGGCGAAGGCGTTCTTGTGGAACACCAGATTCTGCGCGTACTGCGCCGAGCCGGTGCCCACCATCGTGATCGCGGCGCCGTCGGCCGGGACGCTATCGACGGTCTGGTACGGGCCGCTGGTGATGATCGCCGGAGCAATCGTCAGCGTGCAATCCGTGCCGGTCGCGGTGATGTCGTTCTGAATGACGAACTGCTGCAGGACGCCCGTGCTCTGCTTTGATACCGGGTTGACCGCATAAACGTCAGCGATGGTGAACACGTCGCCGGCCTTGAAGGTCGTCGAAGCCGTCCAGTCATCGGTGATGAGCGTCTGCGTGTTCGTGTCCTTGCTCGCGGCATAGGTCACGTTCTGGTTCGCGCCGTTGATGAGGCCACCACCAGCCGCCGCGCCGTTGGTATGCGTGCGGATGTTCTGGTCCATCGCCGTCATGACGCCGCCGATCTCACCGAGATCGCCACGGCGATAGGCGCCGCGTGCAACGTCCTGCATGAACAGGCCAGTCTGCGAGCCGATGAGGCCCCAGGAGTCGGCTGGAGACAGGACAGCATAGCGGTTGTCCTGCGGCACCGCGCCTTCATCCAGACGCCGGGGCGCCTTGGCGAAGTCCGCGAACGAGTCGACCGGCGAGGCTGGCGTGCCGACCCAGTTCCACACGCGGTTATAGAGGCCGGTGAGGTCGTAATCGATCTGGTTCGCCAGAGCGATGGCGGCCGGCTTGATGTACCGCTCGTTGTACTCCTCGATGGACAGGGTGAGATCCTGCGTCGAGAAAGACCACGAAACGTGCTTGCGCTTGTCCATGCTGAGCGTGAACTTGCCTTCCGTCACGTCCTGATTGATGGCGACGGCGCCATCCTGAGCCGTGAACTTGACGGGACGGCGGACGCTGATCGAGTCTCCGACCTTCACAAATTCGCGGGAGTAGTCGCGATAGACCTTCTTGCCCATCACGAGATTGTTTTCCAACTGAGCCAGCCCCACCTTCGCGATGATGCTGGGAGTGATGATAGTATTTGCCATGATGACCTAACCTTGGGTTAGGCCCCTCGAACTCTCGCCAACGCTTCCGTCAGCGCCTCTGGTCCAACTCACGTACCCACTTGAGCACGTCGTTATGACCCATGCGCTCGATCGATTGCGGTGCTGCCGCGCCCCCGGACACTGTTGCCGGCGGCGGCGGGGCCGATGAAGTTTTCGGCTTGGGCTTCGACGCGAAACGCATCTCGACCTTTGCCAGTTCTCTGCCAACCGCGACTGCACCTAGGCGTGAAAGCCTGAAAGCCTCGTCCTCATTGTCCGCCAGATACTTGACCAGCGCCGCCTTGTGGTCGGCGTTGAGAAGGTAGTCCGCAACCGCCGGGGTCATCGGGAAGTCATCGGAGCGCACCATGTCCAGCGCGTCGTCAAACCCCTGAATCGCCTTGCCTTGAGCCTTTGCTTCGCGCTCAAAGACCTTGACGGCCTCGATCCTGGCCCTCTCCTGATCCGCGACACTGGCCTGCTTCTGGAGGTTGCCGAGCGTGGACTGAATCCGCTGCTCCGCTTTCCATTCGGCCTTTGCCGCGACGAAATCCTCGTATCTGGTAAACTGCTCTGAACGGGGCTCGTCGCTCTGCTCGGCTGCCGGCGCGGTCTGCTGCGTCTGGCCCAGGGCCTTGGACAGCATCTCGCGCAGTTGCTCTGCTTCGCGCTTTGCCTCATGCTTTTCGCGGGTTAGCTCTGAAATTCTCTTTTGGAAGCCGCCGCCCGGTTTCTTCGACTGGGGCGCGTCGCCCTCGGCGTCAGATGGCTGCTCTTCCGCGGCTTCTTCAGCCGGGGCGGTGGTCGCTTCCGCCGTATCCTCGACCGGAGCAGGCGCTTCCTGTGCAGGAACGGCGCCCGAAGTCTTTGCATCTTCCGCCACTATAGCGGCCAAGTCAATATCGCTCATGCGGCAATCCTTTTAGTGCGGGCTGCGTCTGTCATCCGGCGAAACGCTTTCATCTCGATTTGGCGAACGCGCTCTGGGCCTATCCCGTATTCATCGGCGGTTTCAGCCAGCGTATGAGCGCCGTTGCCGTTGAGGCCGTAGCGCATCTCAACGATTGAGCGCTCACGGGCTGGAAGGTTCGCTAGAAGCGTCGTCACCGTGTCGCGATCCAGTATCGACTGCTCGCCGTTGCTGATGGCGCCGAATTGCTCAACGGTCAGATCAAGCTCGCACTCGGTCTTGAGTGCCGCGATGCGCTGCAGATGCTCCGGCCAAATCTCTTCCGGGCTCCGGTGAAGGGCCGTCGCTATGGAGAGAGCAGCCTCCCGCCATTCGCCTTTGGTCGTGATTGGCCGTTTCTTGAAGTTTACCAACTCGCCAACGGTTGTTGGTTCAAGGCCGGCGGCGCGCGCAAGAGCGGCTGAATTCTCAATCCCGGCCGCTTTCATCGCCCGCAATATACGAGCGTTCTTAACTTTGATCTGAAGCCTGATATCCGGCTCACTCACGAATCACCTCGTAGTTAAGCGGGCGCAACGGCCTCGCCAATCTCGATCACCGGGGGAAGCCCGGCCGTGTCGTCGTCGATCTCCACAACCGGCGGCAGGCCATCAGACATGCCTTCAAGCATTGGACCGCTCGGCGGCATCCCGCCCATTTCCGGGCCACCTTCCATCGGAGGCGCCATGCCTTCAGGCGGCATCGGCGGCTGCTCTCCAGGCTCGCCCTGCTGCGTGAGCATCTGAAGCTGCGGCATGATCTGCTGAAGCTGCCCAAGCATCCCCTGCATCGAAAGCATCATCTGGCCGGTTTCAAGCCGGATCTGTTCCGTCTCCGCGATGATCTTGTCAGTCGCCGCCGCGTCCTTCATGGCCTTTGCCGCCTCGACGGGGTCCGGCTTCTGTTCGGCCTCGATCTTCTGGCCGTCCTTGTCGATGCCCATTGCCTCGCGGAGGCGACCGGCCAGCTTGTCGGCGCCCGGCAGGTCCATGTTCTCCACGATGATGTCGCCGCCGATGTCCGCGATCATGGGGAACGAGCGGACAAGCTCTGTCATGAAGGCCGTGGCCTCCTGGCGCTTCGTGGAGTAGCTCGGGCCGGTGGTGACGGTCACGTCGTACTCGCCCGCGCTGAGGTCGTTTAGGACGATCTCCATGCCGCTTTCGTCCATGTCTGGCTTGTTAATCTCGACCATCTTTGTCGAGCCGTCTTCGCCCAGCGTGCGGACGATGCGCGTCGAGTCGTAAATCTTGGGAATCAGATCGACTAAGATTTTGCCGCAATATTGCACGGCGATTGAAAGGTTATCGATGTACAGGTACGTTCCAACGTCGCCTTCCTGCTGGCGGGCCATGA